GGGCGTCGGCGATAGCTTGAGCCGAGATCTTCTTGATCTCTTTTCTATCCATACCTGGTTTAGCCTGGCGCTTGGCCTCAACAACGGCGTTTGCTACGATCTGGGCCTGTCTCTCACGAGGCCGGTTCATCTGGGCCAGCCTAAGCTGTGCGTTGATAGATTCTACTTCTTTAGCATAGACTTTCTTAGCCGATGGATTAGCAGGGGGGGATTTTGTTTTAAGCGCTTCCCGCCTAGCTGTGTTAGCCATGGCCTTAAGTCTGTTAGAATGGGTGGCGTATACTTCTTCAATAGCAGTACCCGAGGATAGATTGAATGCGTCATCCTCCAGGGCGAGCTTGTCCCAACGCTGTTTAACGGGAACGTCTGGACCACGAGTGCCATCTTTTCTAAGCTTACCGGGCTTGACCTTATCCGTGTCGACATAGACTAGTTTTCCAGTGGCGGGGTCAATTGGACCGCCTTGGGAGGCGGGTCTTAATTTCCGCTCATTTACATACCGTGGGCCTGAAGCTCTAGAAATTAGAGTGGATGAGCCTGCATCTTTTGAGCCTTGATATTTCTCTTTCAACCCAGCAATGTTGTTATCAATCTCGGACTGCTTGTAATTTAGCTTGTGTTTGTGAGCGTCAATGACAACCATAGAATGACGAACAGCGCGTGCAATTTCAGCATCTGTTGCGCCTTTAATAGTCATATCTGTGATCAGATTGGAAACGGAACCCATCTCAAACTGAACGGCGTCCTTAGGCATAACCTTCATGCCTGGTGTGTTAGGAAATTGAGTTTTTGGGTCGAAGCCTTTTAATTGGTCAAGTGGAGATTTCGATTTGATTTTGCCAGAGGAGTTTGGAACAACCAAAACCACGTCGCCATCAAAGTCTGCACCAGACAGCTGCTCTGCGACCTTGGCGTTAAGGCCGATTGCATCTTTAGCTTGCCCTAAAAGTTTCTTAGCTGCTGGGTTATTGTTGTTTACAGTAACTTCTGGGATCTCAAAGATTCCGCCATGTGGGTGACGAATAAGCGCGACTTTTTCGCCTTGTTTAAAGTTTGGCGCATAGACCTCAGTTGGCTTCATTTCCGGAATAGGAATAAGAACCTGGTTTGCTTGTCGAAGAAGACCTGCGGCCTGAAGGTCGACAGCATCAGAATCAACAGAGTCGGCAAAAGTCTCAAGCAACTTTCGCTTAACTTCCGGATTTGTCAAAGACATAATCTCATCAAGGTCCGCTTGGCGAGATTCAGCAAGCATGTTCAACTGCTCTTTAGCTAAACTCTTTCGCTGCTTAGACAAAACCTGCGATGACAGAGCAACGCGCCAATCTTCCCAGTCACCTTCTTCATTAACAATATTCATTGCCGAAGTAAGGCGTTCGTTTCCATTAGTGTCTAGATCAACGATCTGACGCTTGATATAGGCGCCGAATGGAAGATCGGGATCAACCTGCCCGTTCGGGAGGCGCTCCATGTCCTTGAATGCGTCAAGCTTGTTTCCGGTGTCTTCCTTTTTTGTGTTGAAGACAATGTCAACACCCGGAGGCAGATCATCTTTGTAGATAGCCATACCCTTTAGGTACTTGTCTCCATCTACAGCAACTCGAACCTGAGCATACCGGTTTGCCCCAATCGAAACATCCTCGACTCCTGGACGAATATACATAAGACCATCAGCTTGGTCTCCACCATCGGGACCATAATTGACAGCAATTCGATTCGGATTGATGTACATAGGCGGTTGGAAATCCACCACAGTACTTCCGCCATCAATAGACATGGCGTTCAAAGGGTGAATGCTGCCTCGAGCCTGCCATGCTTCTTTCTTTGTTGAGCCTGGAGGCCCAAGAACTTTCATCGGAGTATACTGTCCAGGTTGGGTTACCTGAGGGACTTGCATCTGATGGAGCTCGTAACCATTAGACTTTGCAATCTCAACGGCTGTCTTGAACTTTGTATCAGACATGCCAAGCTGGCGGTCGACACCCGTTCCAACGTCAACAAAACCGCCGGTTTCGTCAACGCGCTCCATAAGCTTGTTCGAAACGTTTGTGAGTTGGTCATTGACTAGATCTGCGCCAGGCTTAAGACGATTTCGGACTGTTGGCTCAGGAATACCCATTCGCTCTGCGATGGCTGTGTTCGACCAATTTTTGTCTTTTAGTCGACGAGCAAGTGCGACTTCAGCAGCAACCCGCTCATTTCTAGCAATAGACTTGTAAGCCCGAAGCTGAGTGGTTGAAATACCCATACCATCGGCAATCTCTTTCTCTGTCATGCCTTGGCGCATAAGACTCTTGATCCAGTCAAGAAATGAGCGACTGTCCTTGTATTCTGTGTTTCCACCAGAACCCCAAGGATATCGCCCTGATCGGCGAGGAACGCCGTAGTGCTTGAGAACCGATGTCGGTTCAACAATATAAACCATAGCGTTGCCTCCCTGTCTAGTCTTGTGTCTCTTGCCGAATTTCCTGAATTCTCTTGTCAAAAACAATGATTCGGTCCATGATGTGGAATATGGTATCCGGATCTGGTTCAAATGCCAGAACTTCATCTGACTGATAGATTCTCAGTTCTGTGTGAAACTCAGTAGGCTTCATCCGGTACTCAAGACAGAACAAAGCTGCGTAAACCTCTAGTTGATGTTCAGAGGCTGGGGTAGCACCTGTTTTAAGATCATGAATGCGAAGAAGATTCCGCCGAAAGGATATAGCATCTGCTGTGCCAAAAGCGTTCTCGGAATATACCAACGGTTGCTCTGGCGTCATGCGGAAGCCAATTGCATCGTTGACATAAAGGCTCATTGTGTTGGAGCCTTTCAACTTCACACCAAGGCGAATAGCATCATGCGCCAAAGAATGAAGCTCTGTGCCGCGCTTGGCGGCCATGGCAGCAATGAAAGCTCGATCGAGCTTTTCCTCGTCGTAGTTAATCCAGTGATACTTACTAGGGCTTAAGAACGCGTGAGCGCCGGCTAACCCTGAATGTCTGTTGAAGATCACGAATCACGTCCTCCTCGTTTTCGGGATAAATAAAAGCGCAGAAAGACATCTCGTCATACTTTTGTTGGTAGTACCTCTGGTTGGGTTGCTCTCTTTCGCTAGCCGAAACCTTGACTTCCAGCATCGCCCAGTCTCTTCCGTGCAAAATTAGAAGATCTGGAGAGCCTTGCAAATATCCAGAATCCAGCTTAAGGACCACGCAACCAGGGAGGACTCGCTTAAGACGGCGAATCAATCTGGCTTGGTAATGCGACTCAGCCATCCAGCACCTCCGAAATTGGCAAAAATATGACTATTTGTATTTAGGCTTTATCTTACCCCTTCTACTATATTCCTTGTATAGATTGCTAAACTTCATGTCTACTTTACTATGACGAAATGTAACCCTTCGCCGTGTTGCTTCATCAACCAGAAGCTATACTGCATCTCTGGGAGATCTAGAATTGAACCGGTTGTGCTGCTGACTCCTGGCGTATTGATCGTAGCAGAGACAAATATGGCTGCAGGAAGAATTCCATAGAGCTTGGCAAAGTCTCTTGGTCCGTCGCTTGACCAAGAACCATAAGTCGTCTCTTGGATGGGCACATCTCGAATCTCAGACTCATGGCCTTGATAGAAAGGATTATAGGCGCCTGGCGTAGTGGCCAGCCTATGATACTGAATCCCATAACTACGATAGCGCCATTCGAGATTCTGTGCACGACAGTCTTCTCGGTCTAGATTCTTGTGGATGACAATATCTGGAAGCCGGCCAGCAGGCCCATAAGGTTTGTGCTTCTCGACAAACGCTTCAGCTACCATTCTCGCAACAGGCGTGTTGGTGAACCCCTTTCCGAAAGGATGTCGCAACTTCACAGTCAGAACACCCCAGTTGTTTAGCCTTGGAACGATTGGGCGCTCAAGGCGCTCATGCATGACAACGCCTAGCTCATTGACCAAATATCCGGGATAGTTGACCGATGGCAGAAACGTGTTGTCCATTTTGTACTCCTTGTGTAGGAATGTCGGAATGTCGACGTCGTTTTTCGCGCTAGAGACGTCAAAACGTCGTTTTTTAGGGGGGTAAAAAAGTTTTTCAGTTTTGAGTATTCATGTACACTATTCACGTCATTTCTACTACTTGTGTATATAACATTATCTCGCGCGCGAAGGGTATAGAGAGTACTAATAATGACGTTTTATACAAGAAGTGTACATGAATATTACAAACTGAAATACTTTTTTAGGGGGTACTTTTTTGACGTTTTGACGTCGATCAACCCAAAAACGACGTCGCAAGGCTTCGAAATGTCCTATTTGCCCCATTCCTTTTCAAAGTAAGCCTTCTCATTGAACGATGTTTTTCTGCTCAGAGCTGAACTGATGGCTATGTCTATCGATGATTTGGACAACATTCGGTAGTACCACAGGTCCGTATAAGGCGTGTCCAGTCTATCGATTCTACCGCTGGCCTGTTTGTGTACTTTATACGAATATGTCTGAGAATAGAAGATTGTCGTATTTGCCGTAGTACAGTTCCAACCCTCCGCACCAGCGACATATTGGACAAGATATACCCAACGGTCCGTACCCGGTATAGCCTGATGTAAGTGTCCATTCCACTCGGCGACGGATATATCCTCTTTTAGTTCCCTAAGCATCTCGAGCTCGTAGTTGAAGTTGTAGAATACGATCGATCGGCCAGCCTCTAACGCAAGCTCCCTAGTTCTCAACCACCTACTCTTGTCCGAGTTCACCACTCTCCTCATCAAGTAGAAGAGCTCGGGAACTGATTCGACTGGCCTTTCCTCAAAGACGTTCCAACGGTCCTTGACCACGCGCCGATACATCTCTCTGTCGTAGTCTACCCAGATCTTTCGATTGTGGTGAACTGTGTGAGACTTGTACGGCATGTGGACAAGAACCTGTCGGCGATAGCGCTCTAGCTTTCCCTCGTTCAAATATCCAACGACTCTTGGGAACTTACTCCAAGGCGCGTAGATCACATGTTCTCTGACGAATTCTGTCTTGTTCTTGTAGAACCCATTCGCAACGAAGACCGGGATGTAGTCGATCCAAGTGTCTCCGGGAGTCGCACTAAGAACAATCCAGGAGTTGTTCCGAACAATCTTGTAAAAGCTCTTGACCCAAGCCCCGCTGCCGACGAGACGGTTCTCATCAAACACGAAAAAGGCATTTCTCACCTCCGTATATCTACCGATGTTGTTCCAAGAGTCAACCGTGAGAACGCCAGCAACCGTCGCATCTCTCTGTGTGCCTACACCGAAAGCGGCCGCTTCTCCAACCCAGTCCAGATCGTCTCTTTTTTTCGCAGTTGTGATGATGTAGATGTCTTTGGGCGATTCTCGCTTCATGTAGTAAGCAAGAGCCGTTCTCGACTTCCCAGACCCTACACCACCCCATAGCACGTTCCCGGTCCTCAGCTCCTCCACAGCAGCTTTTTGATGCGGGTAAAGGGGTACCACCAAGGACGCACCTCCGATCGATTCTGGGGCATTCTGGAGCGTTCTAGCCATGTTACATAGGCTGGGTCGAGCTTGGCGACAATATAGACACCCATCTCATCTTCATCGATCGAGATGACTTGGCCGATGGTCTCGATCGGCTTCTCTTCTACACCATTGGTCACCGAGACGCCCATGAAATTCGGCTTGTTGTCATAGAGCTCGCTCCATGCTTTTGCCGCTTTTTCTCCATCACCAGACGAGAACATGTTCTTGAGACTTAGATGATACGCGTCATCGAAGAGAGGATATGTGCACCCTTCAACATGCCCACGCCAGGGAGCAGCATACCGTCCGTCCCCAGGGCAGCCCTCAGTTGTGCAGCCGCCCCAGTTGTCATCATCTGAGAATTCTTTCGTCGTCTTTCTGCACCCCAACTCGTGGTTTGGAGTGTCTTTGTTGAAGCCGCAGTATTGACAAAGTGTCATATCACTCACTCCTCAAACGTCCAGTCATCTTTGCTAGACGTTCTCACAAGATCGGAAGCC